GCTACAGAAGTACATCATAAAGCAGGTAGAGGTGAAAATCACCTAAAGATTGCTACATGGTTACCGGTATGTAGAACATGCCACACATGGATAGAGCTTCATCCGATTGAAGCCAAAGAACTTAATTTATCAGAAACAAGATTATAACATGGAAAATACGTGGGAAGAAACTAGAAACAAATACAGAGAAGCAGTAATTCATTTCTTAAATAGATATGATGAACAAGTATCTGAGCACATTATTGATGTAATGATATCTGTAATGATGACTAGAGATAATGTTTTACAAGGCGGAAGCTTTGTACAAGCAGTAGTAGGTAACAATTTAAAAGAAACTATTAGCAGAGCTGATGCAGATTGTAGTAAGAATATAAGAATTATTACTATATGCTCACAGCATTGTTATGTAGAAACAGAAGGCATACATGTCTAAGAGAGAAGAAATCCAGCAAGAAGCCCTTGATATAGCTATTAAACGCAAACGTTGTGGTTTAGCTATATCAATGGGTGTTGGTAAAACCTTGATAGGTTTGAAATATATAGATAAACTGAGAGAAGCTAACATTCATCTTAGAACATTAGTAGTAGCACCTAAGCTATCTATATTTGAGTCTTGGAAAGATGACGGAATTAAGTTTGGTATATCAGGAGCTAATATAGATTTTATAACCTATCTATCTCTTAATAAACTAGATCCAAATGATTATGATGTATTAGTACTTGACGAATGTCATAGTTTACTATCTAGTCATAGTAAGTTCCTTAGTCTTTTTAAAGGTAGAATATTAGGATTAACTGGCACGCCTCCTAGGCACAGTTCTAGTGAGAAAGGTATGATTGTAAATCATTACTGTCCAATTGTATTCAAGTATATTACTGACGATGCAATAGATGATGATATTCTTAACGACTATAGAATTATAGTACACAAGATGCCATTGTCTTTACACAATGTAATACCTGTTAAGATGAAAGATAAAGAATTCTTTACATCTGAACGTAAGAACTATGAGTATTGGACTAAAAGACTTATGGAAGCCCAGTCTAAAAAGCAAGAGCAGATAGCTTCTGTAATGAGAATGCGTACCTTAATGGATTTTCAGACAAAAGAAAAATATGCTAAATATCTACTCAATGAGATAGAAGATAAGTGTATTGTATTTTGTAATACGCAGTTACAAGCAGATAGAATATGTAAAGACTCTTATCATTCTAGTAATCCTGATGCAGAAGAAAATCTTCTCAGATTTAAGAACGATGATATAGATCAACTTTCTTGTGTTCTACAGCTTAATGAGGGTATAAACATACCTAATCTTAGAGCAGGTATCATTATGCATGCCTATGGTAACGAGCGTAAAAGCAACCAACGTATTGGTAGGTTGTTAAGACTTAATCCTGATGATACAGCTATTATACATATACTGTGTTATAAAGGAACCGTAGACGAAAGATGGGTTAGCGAAGCTTTAAAAGATCTAGACTCAAGTAAAATAACATTTCATGATGTAGAAACTTAAAATTTATGAGTATTCACTTTACAGGTAAGTATATAAAAAAAGATGGGAAGTTAGAGTTTTCTACTCTGGCCCAATCAAAACAGTTTGAAGTGTTCTGTGGTCATATACCTAATGGTCAAATCGTAGAAGTGTTCTACGAGATGACACACGATGACGGTACGCTTCCTCAACTTGCAAAACTACATGTTATTATAAAACATCTATGTATGCATATTGGTGAAACTGTAGAGAATATGAAAATATTAGTAAAAGACCGAGCTGGATTATGTATTGCACGTAACGTAGCAGGTAAAGAATATTTTCTAGCAAAGAGTTTTGCAGATTGTTCTAAAGACGAGCTATCATTAGCTATACAAGCAGCTATGGAAATTGGAGAAGATGTTGGATTTATTGTAAATTAATATCTTCATCTTCTACATCCTTCTCATAGGTATGACCTGAATTCACAGCCTCAGTTTCAATTGTTCTAAGTAATGTATTAATAACTAAAAGATTTTCCATCCAAGGTTCAGGAAGCTCTTCAAGAGTAGTATCTTGGATTGCTTTTTTATAGTCTTCAATTTCTTCCTCTGATTTATCAGAGATAAGTTGGACTAAAACTTTTTGGACTTTCTGTAGAAATGCTGATCCTATACTAATAGTGATGACAGCATCATTTTTAATCATTGTAACTTTAGACATAACTTGGGTTTTTGAGTATCAAATATACAAAAAATATGGAACAAACTATAAATCTGGTAGAAATTAAAGAAAAACTTATAGAAAAGCTTAAGCCATCAGGCTGGGCTAATAAACTTAAAGGTTTTATACAGAGTTCAGACTTTGATAAAATCTTACAAACTCTTTATAATGAAAGAGAAGATGGTAAAAGATTCACACCTCCTTTAAAAGATGTATTTAAAGCTTTTGAAGAGTGTCCAGAAAAGGATCTTAAGATAGTATTTATTGGACAAGATCCATATCCACAACTTGGCGTAGCAGATGGTATGGCATTTTCTTGTGGAGTCACAATGAAACCTCAACCAAGTCTTCGTAACATGTTTGAGGCTATAGAAGAAACTGTCTATCAAGGCTTTCCAACTTATCAAGATCCCAATCTAACAAGATGGGCTAATCAAGGAGTGTTACTACTTAACACCGCTTTAACTTGTCAAGTGGACAAGATTGGTAGTCATTATAATATATGGAATGAGTTTGTGATGTATGTCTTTGACATGCTAAACTTTACTAACTCAGGTCTCATATTTGTACTACTAGGAGCTAAGGCTCAAGAACTAGAATCTATAATTGGTCCTAATCATTATATTCTTAAAGCATCCCATCCTGCATCTGCAGCCTATACAAAAACAACATGGGATTGTAAGAATATATTCTTAAGAGCTAATGAGATTATAGAAGCTAACAATGGTAAAACTCATACAATTAACTGGTAAAAAACAAAAAAACAACTTAACATGGCTATTCAAAAAGAAGAAGTATCTATTGATGTTCAAGACATTGTAGAATTATTACACAGTGGTTACACTTGGTATAAAAAGGATGATTTAGGCTACGGCTCCATCCAAGATAAGTATAATGCATTAGATATGCATATTAAAGTTATTCAGAAACATCCTGAGTTACAAAATGTAGATACAATTGCAAGAGTTTTCGTGATAACAAATAATAGTAAACCATCAAATGCCAATACTAGACAAACCACCAGTACCGCTGACACAACCCCTATTAGTGAGACTTTGGGAGAAGTACCAACAAGAAGCGAAGACAGATTTAACCTCAGCAAGTCAGTACATACAAATGATGAGAGTAGTGTCTCAAACCTATCTGAAAAATCAGATGAACTCACAGCCTTTGCAAACCTCTAGTAATCAACCCACAAAAAAACACAATATGTCAAAAGTAAAATCAATTACAAAAAGAACAACCCAGGAAAATCGTACTATTGAAACCTCACTAATTAATAAAGAAGAGGTATTTAAAATGCTAGCATTAGCAGAATCTACTGGACTACCATGTCTACTAGTAGGTGAACCAGGTGTTGCTAAAACAAAAACTGTATTAGACTATGCTAAAGCGTGGCTTAATAAAGATGGCAAGATGACAGCTCAAGATTTTGCTAATAAGATTTACATCTTAGAAACAGATGAAGGTACTAAAGCATCAGAGATCAAGGGTATGCCTGACCTAGGTAAGTTATTTACCGATAATGTTTATGATCTTAACACACCAATTGCTGATGCAGAGATTGTAATTATCAATGAGGTGGATAAAGCTAGTTCAGCTATACGTAACGCTATGTTAGGTGTAATGAATGAGAAGTTCTTATTCAACGGTAAGCAAAAGATTCCATGTAAGTGGAAGCTATTCATTGCAACATGTAATGAAATTCCTAAAGAAGAGGCAAACTCTCCATTCTGGGATCGTTTCATGTTGAAGATGACGGTAAACCGTGTATCTGCGGGTGAGCTTGTTAAGTATTATACTAAAGGTGCAAGAGACTATCGTGAGAAGTTTACTATTGGTATTCCTACTAGTCAAGAAATTGACTCTTTAGAAGTACCAGTTAACAAACTAGAGAAATATCTTGAGGTGGGTTACCAGCATAGTTCAGATCGTACGTTAACTTTCGTACCTAAACTAACTAAAGCGGTAAGCTATATTTGGGATATTAGCTTGGATAAATCTCTTGTAAAAACTGCACAAATTATGATTGGACAATCAGCAGGTTCTGAATTACAGAACAAACTTATGAGTCCAGAAGTAAAAGCAGTGATGTCTAAAGTGGAAATGCTTCACAGCTATAACACGAATGAACAACTTGAACTAGCTGTAGGAGAGATTGAAAGTTTAGTAAATACATATACAACTAGAGGAATCATGGATCAAACCCAAGTGGAAGAGATTGAGATTTCTATGCAGTATATTATTCAGAATCATCCTGCTCGTAAAGATTACCAAACTTCAGAAGAATTTGATACACTAGTATCAGAAGCTGAAACCTTTGCTGATGCAACTTTACAACAAGCTGCTAATCCTTTCTAAGCAGAGATCCTCACAATAATGTAACCTTTGGAGAATTACAGGCGGCCTTTGGGTCATCTGTAATTTCTCTTCAGGATCTCCTTAAACAATTTAAAGAAGGTAACAATGGCTAACGGAAAACAATACAAGAATGTATATACTATTCTTGAAAAAGTAAAGAAAGGTGAGATACAGTCTCACTACAACAATGAAGACGGAGGTCTATTTAGCAAGCTAAACTTCTATAAGAAAGCAGATTTAATCAAACCTTATGTGCATTATATTGATGAACGTAAGATAGATAATATTGTAGGCTCTCAAGTAAAAGCATATTCAAATAACCAAAAGAAGATACAAGAAGAGTATACTAACTTTTCTAAGACTGCTGCTTTTGCTAAAATAGATGATGATAAAAAACCTGACTTTCCTGCATTTGCTGCTAAGCTTGCTGAAAACTATAGCAAGTTTCCATCACATCTTAAGTATGATGTATTTAAGATGTATTACAACAAGATGGAGAAGTTGGAGTTTGAAGAAAGAGATGATAAAAACTATACAAAGTATAAGTTTTTAGAAAAAGCTAGTAACCCTGTAGGTAAAATCATGACCGAGAATGCTAACTTTAAGTCTAGTATATTCACTCGTAACATGATGATGTACTATCTTTTACAACTTACTCAAATGGAGTATGTAGACCCAGATAGTAAAAATGATATAGAGAAAGGATTAAATGGTAACTCTGACTTTGATAATGATGGCGTAGATAAAGCCTTAGATAAACTGTTCAATGGTCAAACATCTAAGAACATGTTAGAGAGAATGATGAAAGATGCTCAAGAAACATGTAAAATGATGGATGATAATCTAGAACAAGATGTTCAAGAAAAACTATTCCAAAATGCAAACACTACACAAGGTAGTGATGAAGTGGGGAAAATTAGCCCTGACTATATGAGAAAAATTGAAGCACGTCTAGCTAAGATTAAACTATCTACAGGCTCACTAAAAGAGAAGATTAAAAAACTTCTTGATAAGTCTGCATCGTATTTTTCATCTAGACAGATTGTGAAGTATGATGACTTATTCAATGCTGATAACATATCAGGACTTGAAGACTACATATTTTTACATCCTAAATTACGTAAAGTATTTGCTGAAGACCTAATGGTCAAAGAAACAAAATCAGTAGGTAAAATAGATGTGTATGTAGATATATCAGGATCAATGAGCTCAACCTGCGGTGTACAAGATGTAGATGGTAATAATATCAGCAAGATAGACTTCTCTAAGTCTCTATTAGCTAAGCTAAAAGAAATGAATATGCTTAATGACATCTATTTATTTGATACCCGCTTGGTAAAATCAAAGAATGACTTAGTAAGTATATCTATGATTGATACTTGTGGCGGTACTAATATTGATGTAGCAGTTAATTCTATAGTAAAGAATGATATGAATGCATTAGTTATTACCGATGCAGAGGACAGATGTCACATCTATTCTGAGAAGGCTTTCTTTATAGGAGTAGAAGGATCAAGCTTTAACTACTTTGATTCTGATGTTATAGAGAAATATTCTAATCGAAATCAGGTTGTAGTATTTAACGGTACTAGAATTGATAAAGTGAATACAGATGGATATATTATAAGTTAATTTTTGAACCAACTACCCCAAAGAGCAACATTGGAATCTCAGGATTAGTAGAAATACTAGTCTTGAGTCCTATGTTGAGCTTAAATCTTTTAGTAAAAGAGTAATCAAAACCAAAACCTGTAAGTATACCCATATCAGAAGACTCTGTAAAACTACCTTCTTTACTAAGGTATACTAAAGGACTACCTGATAAGTATATATCAGGAGATATAGATAACCTTTTACTTATTGTAAATGGTTTAGTGTAAAATAATAAAATAGAACTAGTTAAACTAATTTGACTAGATGCATCTATCATTGGGTCCGGCTGGTACGCTGCTTCAGCAAAACTCAAAGTGTAATTGACACCAGTTACGCCCCATTTTCCTAATGGTTTTATGTACGCATATGTACCAAAACCAAACTTTGTACCAAAAGCGTAAGCTGCTGTAAAACCAAAGTTAGATATACCCTGAAGTTTACCTGCATCAAAATGCATCAATGTATATCTACTACTAATAGCAAACTGTTGAAGATTGCTCCACACCATGCCGGTTACTCCCCAGGAAGATTGCCCAGTCATAGAAGACTGTGATATCCCACCGGTCATAATAATACTGAAACTATTATCTAGACTTTGCCCACCAGTAAAGTCAGAGTTAAATAATATAGGATTTATCTTAGCAGGACCCTTAGCGGCAGCTTTAGATTTAGATCCCCCAGACTTAGATGATGAACTTTTTGATTCAGATTTAGACTCAGACTTAGATTCTGAGCTACTTGATGAAGACTCTGAACTAGATGATTCAGAACTTGAAGAACTTTCCCCACTAGAGCTACTGCTACTAGACTCTGAGCTCGATCCTTGAGAATTGCTTGAACTAGAGGCAGAGCTACTAGCTGAGGAAGACGCAGATGAACTTGCAGATGAAGCAGCACTACTAGAGGCTGAACTTGCTGCTGATGAAGCTGCACTAGCCGCAGCTGAAGATGCTGCCGTAGAAGCAGCCGCAGAGGCCGCAGCACTTACTGCAGCAGAAACAGCACTGGCTGTAATCTGAGTGCTAGTTGCTGTAGCCTGAGCCACAGAACAGGGAGATAACTTTCTATATTCTTCATAAACTTGATTAAGCCAACTGTTAAATACGCCACTTGTAACATCAGCTCTACTAAAAATACGAGACTTGTTATAAAAAACAATAACAGTGCTACCAGTAATAGGTATAACAAACGTAGAAACAACCTTAGTACAAGGGTCCACAAATGTTTGTACCAAAGTTTGAGAATACCCATAGATAGGTAGTAATACTACTATTAATAAGCTGAATATAAACTTTTTCATTACTTTTCAAAGATTCCTTTTTTAACCATACGGTCAAGGATTCTTGCACAAGCAATATCTAGAGCTTTTTTAGTAGCTATTGAAATAGTAGATTGATTAAACTTTACAGGGTCTAGACTAGCGTCAGATAATCCTGAAGTTTCTTTAGTACTTTTAGCTTCACCTAATCCAGATCCAGATATAACTGTACCAGTTTCTGCATTAGTAAATCTAACTTGAAGACCAATACGTGTAACTAATAGTTGTTTAGTGTCCCCTTTTATATAAACAGATTCATCTTCTGATATAGAATAGTCATAGCATTCTATTGTAACAAAGTATTCTGCTAAGTTAATTTTACCACGGCCATCTAGTTTATTCTCAGAGATACCTGCAGCTGAAGCTTGAAACTGCTTAACCATTCTGTTCTTAATCTCTGTCTTATCTTCAGTGAACTTAAACCTGTTAAGATTCTCTAAGTATTCCATAGAAATGTTAGCAACGCCTAATCCTACACGCTTTTCTTTAAGCTCAGGATAGAGTTCATACATCTCTTCAGAAATACCTGCTTTAAGAATCTGGATAGGGATTTGCTTACCTTCATAATCCATAAACTGACTGATGTCAATAGCTTTCTCAAAATCTGCTTTATAATTCTCAGTAGTAGTTTTAGCAACTTGAGAAAAACCAGCATGCCCCACTAGGAGCATGCCGGAAAAAAACATAAACCAAACAAAATGTCTTTTATTCATATCTTATTAATTTATTAGAGTATTTCGATAATACCCAGTAAAGCAGCCAAAACACCCCTGACAAGCAGTAAAATATGATATCTGTAACCCAAAAGCTCCCAGTAACATTTAAGAGTGTCTTGAATAACAAATCGTATCCCAGTGGTAGAAAAAACATGGCTAGCAGTAAGCTTATGTCTTTGAAAGAGTTTACTCTCTTTAGTTTTAGTCTTCTGTTCATCAGGGTCCATGTTAGTTAATTAAGTTAAACAATATCTTTTATCTTGCCACACTTAAGACATTCTTCAATACCATCCCCATCAGCATCACCCCAAACGTGCTCACACTGACGGTGTGCAAAGTACTCATCAATTTTACCATCACCATCAAAATCAAGACCGTCCATAACACCGTCTCCATCTTCATCAATTTCTACACCTTTTTTAACTGGTGCAGAAACAACTGGTGCTTCAGCTTTAGAAGCTTGTGATTGAGCGTTAGCTCTATCAGCAGCAGCTAAGAATGCAGGATCTACTAAAGGTGTATGATCTTTAGGAGAGTCTTTCATATCATTTGTATGGGAAAGACTAGTTCCATCTTCTTCATCCATTTTCTGTACAAGCATTTTATCTTTGTCTGTATCAGAGAACCAATAATCAATAATCTTACCATAAGAGCCAATAAAAGCTCCTAGTAACAATAATAATAGTTCTTTCCATTCTCCTGCAATAGCAGTACCATATGTAATAGCTGTAAAAATACCTGCTATGATAAGCATGAATGAACCTAATACTAACGCTGTAATAAACCAGCGTCTTTGCATCATGTCTCCTAATAGTTGTTTAAAACCACTACCTTGTGTGTTGTTTTCCATATTTATATTTGTTTAATAATTACCACTTTGGAGCTTCTTCTTTAAACTCATCACCTTCTTTTTTCTTAACAGGCTTAGCTGGTTCTTTAACAGTTTCTTTTTCTTTAATAATAACTGTCTTACCGCCTCCACCTGCAGCTTGTTGCTGAGTTTGTGAATTAGTAATGTTAATTACTGGAGCTGCTTGTACAGGGGCTGGTTCATCACCTCCACCTGTAAGTTGGGTTACACCCCAAGTTCCTAATCCCATAACTGCTGTAGTAACTACACCAATGATGGTTTTCTTTAATCCGGAAAATGTTCCGTCATTTGCACTTTCTACTTCTTCTGACATAATATGTTATTTTATAATTATTGGATACTTAACTTCTTTACCATTTACATCCATAAAAATAAGATCATAATCTTGTTTGGCCAAACCAGTCAAGTTATATACTTTTTTAGTTATAGAGTCTGTAGCTGTAAAGCCTTCTTTTTTAACTGGTTCTTCTTTACCAAATGGTACAATCTGTACAGAGTATTTAGCTCCTTCAGTTGTATTAAACTCAGCAGTAACAATATTACCACTTTGACTAATAGATTTAATCTTTGTAGACAAAGAGAAAGTACCTAAATTAATAGGCGGTGCTGGTTCTGGTAGTTCTATTTTAGTACAAGAATATATTACGAATATACCTATGATTATCAAATAGATGGCTAATAGTTTATTTGTTTCTTTCATGTTAAAAGTTATTATAACCGGTTAACTTAATTTGTGTAGAGTTAAGACTTATTCCTAACTGATTTCCTTTAGAATCTGCAGCGTCCATAAGTTGACTAACTTTTACAGATGTAACAATATCTACACCTTGGCCAATTGTAGTGAACTTAAGTTTAAAAGGAACTTTGACTCCAGATATAGCTTCAGAATTGTTTTTATCTAAGGCACCAAACTTAACTCTGCCGTCCTTAGATTTTGCAAACACATACCATGTATTAGGTACATTGGTTAATAGCTCTTCAAACTTAATTTTAGTTGGATCATAAGTAAATTCAAACTGTAATCCGGTAACAGATGCTCCTCTAGTATCTACACTTACTGGAATCTCAATAGTATTAGATGTAACTGTAAGATTATTAAGGTTAACTTCAATTTCTTTTACACTAGTTGGTGCTGAAATAGAGTTACCAGTTGTATTAGCTTGTATAGACATTGTTCTAAATGCACTATTAGTAACTAAACTATTAACAGCATTTGTTTGTACACTACTAACCCCATTTGAACTGGTCACAACTTGTGACGAGTGTGAACGATTCACATCACCCCATAAAAGATATTTCAGATCTAAAATAGCATTAGTACCAGGAGTTCCAGTCTTAAAGAAAGTTTTTGGCACAGTAATATTCTTCCAGTTAGCTGCAGTGATGGCTCCCCAAGATGCATTTACAGAGCTATTAAACTCAAACTCAGCTCTTAAAGAATAATCAACATTCTGATTGTTAACATTACGTATAGAAGATACATATAAAGACGTACCATCTTTTGCTTTAACAAGTGTAGAAGGTACAGTGTATTGGGCCCAAGTTCCATCTTGAGAAACATATTCAATAGGTCCTGTATAGATATCAAAAAGCTGTACACTTTTAATAGTATTAGGTGCTACACCACTAGCAAACTCTCTCATATCAATACGAAGAGTACTAGAAGATGTGCCTGGAGTAACATAAGCCCATTCAACTTGGCCAGCAAGTGTAGTTGCATCAGAAGCATTCCATGTAGGAAGAGACATATAACCTCCAGTTCCTGCTGTATAACCACTAGGGAGCATAAACAATGTATCTATACCTGCCACTTGTGCAAGCAATTGGGGAAGATCTCCACCATCTATCGTTTTATTACGATTAATGTCTGCGGCATATAATGACTGTCCAGTTTTGATACTTTGGCCATTAGATCCGTCCAGTCCCATTGAAGTAAATTCACCCTGAGCTGTAGTAAAATCAGATATAGTGATTGCATTACCATATATAGTATACAACTTATCCATATCGTGCATTACAGTAACCTCATACACTTTATTATCTGCTAAAGAAGCTTGATTAATATCAACCTCTCCTGTAGAAGTAATGGGAAATAATACCCCTGTATTAGTAAGAGTATCTCTAAAAGAAACTCTTAAGTTAGATAGATTAAATAAATTAGAGTTTAGATCAACCTTAGCAGATACATACTTTCCAAAGTTTTGGTTCATAGTAACTGCAGTGGATAAAGGAGCTTCCATTATAGTAGCATCCCAGCTGCCATCAGCTTTCCATCCTGCTACAAAGTTTAACTTAATAGGACTAAATGTATATGCTGTTGAAGCAGCTTTAAGTCTAAACTTAATCTTAATAAAATCACTGTAACTATTATAAGGCATAGCTGAATTAGTAGCCCATGAAAGAGTAGTTCTTAAAATAGCGTTAAGCCCACCTGCACCATTAAAAGTGTAGTTAGCATATTGATAGTTAGTAGTACCGTTTGCAGTGTTATTAGCAGCAGAACCAGATGTTACTGAGTTCCAAGTGTAATTAGGATAGTTATTAAATGATAACTGAATAGTAGATCCCTGTGGAAGAATACCACCGTTGCCTCCAGTACCAGTGTGAGCTACAGATACAAGCTCAAAATTCACATGATCATACATAATATCAAACAACAACTGACGTGTTGTGTTGTTATTCATTCCATTACCATAAATGATATAGTCAAAAGTCTCTCCTCTATTAAGAGAAGTTCCTCCTATAGATGTACCAGCTTTAAACTTTTGTTGACTAAACGAAAGTGTTGTAATAAACAGTAGTATTACTGTAATAAATTTTCTCATTATAATAGTTTATTTACCAATGAAACAGAAGCTTTCTTTAGAGCTGAACTTAAATTTTGTTGGTTAAACTTACCACCTTCGTCTATTAATAAAGCAGACATGCTAACCTCATCAGCAGATTCCTCAACAGTTATTTTTTTCTCAAGTTTACCATCTTTATATAGGTATCCTCTAAGTCTAATAACAACTGACTCCTTATTATTATGTAATACTGAAAAACTAGATTGTGTTTTTAATACGTCTAGATATATTATCTCTGCTGTAATTTTAAGACTAGCAGCTGTATCTAGTTCATATTCCTTTTCTTGAACTACTTCTTCTAAAATATTCTTTAAACCAAACTCTAAATTTCTATTACCAGCTAAAGATCCTACAACCACTTTATTACTTACTGAAGATATAGTTATCTTCTTAGGTTCTTCATACCAGATATTTTCTGGATTATTTTTAAAGGTGCCATCTATCCTCCACTCAATCCAGTTAATAACATTTCTCTGTAATTCTGTTTTACCAGAAAATTCAAGATAAACAAAGAATAATTGAAACATGAGTGCAAAAATCACCCATATAAAAGCTAAACTGAATAATATTATTACAATTATCTCATATAACTTTTGGCCATAATTAATTACAAGTGCTCTCATATATTTATATATTAAAGAGAGCTAAGTAAGTATTACCTTCCTTGCCCCCTATATTTACTAACTTTTTTAGCTTTAGGACCACTACTTTTACGTAAACGTCCTGTTTTTCTTTTTCCAAAAGTGACTTTTTTTGAGTCACCTGCTTTAACTTTAGCCATTGCTTAGTTTTTATGTAAATGAAGTTGATAAAGCTGTTGCTACTAATGTTGGACTAGCTGTTTTAGCAGTATTAGATCCTGGGTAAAACGAAAGGTATTGGTATAATAAAATAGTTGTTGCTACACCATATACAGCTTTACCTGTTGTAACTCCTGAAGCATTGATATTAAATAAACAATTACCAACAGTAGCTATAGATCCTGAAACATTTAATGCAATACCATGTCCATTAACTTTAGTATTACTAATAATAGATCTTGTAACAATAATAGTTCCTCCATACACTTCAATTGCTGCATCTCCAGTAGCATCTATTTCAGAGCTATCTAGAGTTACAACAGCTGTTGCCCCCACTCTAACAACTTGTACGTTAGACCCACTAGTTTCAATATCTGTCATGTAACATCCACCAGTTCTAGCATCTACACAATATACATCTCCTGTACCACTATGAGTTAAGTGAGCATCGTTTAAGTGTAATGTGCTTCCTGATCCTGAGTTGTCTATATAAATACCAGAACCTGTAGTTCCAGATGCATCTACCCAAATGTCTTTTAAGAATACTTTCTGAGGATTAGTTCCTGTAGAATAGATACCCTTACCATTAGATGGTGCAATGATTCTTACATTAGCCATCATAAAATGGTTTTCAAATGTAGAACTAGCACTACCATTAAATGTAATAGTACCAGTAATATTATAAGAACCATGTGTTCCTGATCCAATACTAGTTAACCAAATACCACCTTGTGTAAAAGTTACATTTTCAGTAATGTTACTTAACAATACTATAAATGCAGGATTGCTATCATTATAACCTGAAGCTACTGCTGCATTATATGCATCTGTTATAGTATTAAAAGGAGTTAAAATATTACCTGTTCGGTTATATCCTTCACTTGTTCTTGTACCATCAACATATATAGTTGATTTTGTACTCTTATTTAAATCAACATTACCATCTATAATGGTATTTACTGAAAGTCTAAACTCTGTTGAATTAAAAAGTTTTTTTACGGGTTGTCCTACATACTGTATTAAATTTTTCATATTTGCTTTTAAGTTATTAATTCATAGAATTCCTTAAAATGCTTAATACGATCTGGTAATCCAATAGTACCGCCATTAACACGTTTAGTAATTTTAGTTACTACTTCTGCACTAGATCCTGTATCAGCAATTAAATTTAAACCGTTCTTTTTCCAGAACCAAGCAGCAGAAGATAATGCATGCTTAGAAGAAACTAAGTCTGGATTAGCAAGAATATCATCTTCTACAGCTAGATCAAATGCTGTATAATTTTGTTTACCAGTTAACTGAATGTAACCTCTTCCACGGAATTTAAATCCTTCACCTGAAGCTTCTAAACCGTTACCCATACGACCACCGTATACTTTATTAGCAATCTTTTGTGGTTGACGAGCATAAGCATCAGCTAATGCTTGTGTAGGAAAGTATTTCTTGAATGTACCCATAAGACCCTTAGCTGAATAGTTAAGATTCTCTTGAGTTAATCTAAATCCACCTGATTCATGACCACATTGAGCTAAGAAATGAGCCAATCTTAATGGTGTATTAACACCAAAATTTTCCATTACACCAGGGATCTGTGCAATAACAGTATCCGGGATGTGTCCTTTTAGTTTTTCTAAGTTCATATATAGTTTGTGTTTATTACTTCTTCTTACTAGCAGTACCAGACTTAATCTTTACTGATGTTTTTTTAAATTCTTTAGCAACTTGAGTAGCAGCTACTGCTTTTTCAATCTTGCTACCAAATAAAAACTTCTTAATCAATGCAATAATCTTTTTCATATTATTTATTTTTTTTACCGATCTTCCAGTAAGTCTGGAAGCCATAAGATATGTTACCATTTATATCAGATCCGGCTTTTAGTCCGTATATTTTATCTGATTTAGTTTTCAGAATGACACCTGCTTCTGCAGCTTGTAATCCTAATGTTTGTGTAGTACTTACACCACCTCCAACATACAATTGTGTTTTAGCTGGAGCTTGATTAGTAATTGTTACCGTCTTGGTAACAAAAGGTATTTTATAATTGTATTTCCAGGATCTTCCTTTGATACCGTTTTCTTGAATTGTATCTGTCACTGTAACATAGCCTAGTGTATCTAGCTTTACGCTATCTGCATAAATAGCTAATGCTGTATATTTTCTAACAAGATCATCAAACTGTACTTTTAGTGCAGCGTAGTTAGTATCTGCTAGATATTCTGTTTTACCCTCAATGAATAAACTATCATGAATAATCTTAGCCGGCTTAGGTTTAGAAAAAATCAAACTATCTCTAACTGACCAAGTAGTATCATGTACTACAAGAGTATCAGATCCAGATTGAACACCTCCACCTACACAACCTTTATTCTGTAAAAGAACAAAGACTACTAGCACACCTATAATGAAAAAATATATCTTATTCATCTGACTTCTTTTTAAATGAGAACTTATCACCTGTATCACCAATTAATGCTGCTATACAGATATACATTACAGCGTCAACTAAAGCATCTGAAGGTTTAATATCACCATGAGAAAAGCTATTAGCTGTTAGTGTTACACATAGAAACAATGCACACATAAAACCCACTACTGGTTTAATAGAAGTGGAACCACGTTCATCTTTAAAAAGATCTAGAGCCCATTGTTTAAAAGTCATACTTTATTGTTTTATATTTGTTATCCGGCAGAATAGCTACAATTGATTGATAATCATTAAGATGCTTAATAGGAGTTGCCGGAAAACCAGCTGATTTAAACATCTGACGTTCTAAGTTATCTATCCTGGTTTTGTCTATATTAGACTGGGCCATTAGCAACTTAACATCAGACTTAATCTCGTTTACATCATTCCAGATAAGCAAACTAACAAGAGATACAAGGGTTGGGAATACCCACACCTTGAATGCTGCTATAGATGGGTTCTCTTTGATCATTTAGGTTTCTATTTTAAAAGTTTGAACTCATAAACAGAACCTGCTGGTTTCTTTAGACTGATAGTCAACGTGTTAGGTATAATTTCACCTTTAGAATCTCTACGTACAAAGTAACGTAGTCCTGAAGGTTGATTAACAACTACCTGTTCTCCAGCTGCTGTAACATCTTGAGCAGGGATACTAATAGTATCTGCAGGAATGTTACGTGGACTTTCAACAGACATCATTGTACCTGGAATAGGGAAACCTAGATAGTCTTTTTGGGCATAAAATTTTTTAGCCATGGTATGTATAATTTATATATAAACGTATAAAGTGTAAGATTTCTATAAACCCTACACTTTAATATACGAAATATTCAGGAAATAATCTACATTTGTTAATAAACGTTAGAAATTTATGGAAACCAAGATTTATGCTAGACAGCTTGAAAAAAAGCTAATTGATGACTTTAAAGCCCAGTTCTTTAAAAAGATGGGCTACTATCCATTAGTAGTTACAAAAATAAATACAGATAATGATGAGTATCTACCCATCATCAGCCTTCAAAATTTAGAAGAGATATTCTATCCTTTTCTACCAGTAAAACTTAACAGCAAAGTGCCACTTTCATCTAATCGTAGATACCGTGAAGTAGTTGAACTAAGAAATATCTTCTGTGCTATAGCAAGAATGATGAAATACACAACTACGTATATAGGTGAATATCTTGGACATAGAGATCACACTACTGTTTTACACAATACCAACACTTTTAATGACCTTATTGAAACGTGTAGCCAGTTTAGAGAAAAATACCTACAAATAGTTAAACTTATAAAACTAAAATACAATGACACATCAATTATGGATGACCTTGATCAAGAACAATTTAAGTCCGAATCAAGTATATTTTTTGGACTGCTGCCGGCAAAAGATTAAGCCTTCAGCTATTATAAATGTAGAGGCTGAATCTCTTATATGTCAAAGCAGGGGATTAATTGATGCAGAAGGTAAACTAAGCCACACTGCACAAAACATCCTTAATGAGTTTGAAACCTATCTAGTAAAGACTAAAAAGAAAGTAGCTACGTCAGTGCTAGGTGAAAACTTCTTAGATAAGATCAAGGAGTACAGGGAGTTATTCCCGGCTATGAAACTACCATCAGGTGAGTTAGCTAGACAGTCAGTACAAGAGCTTAAAGATAAGTTTATATGGTTTTTTAAAACCTACCCTGAGTATGATTGGGATCTAGTATTAGATGCCACAGACTTTTATGTCTTTAATAAGCATAAAGAAAACTATTCATTTATGGTTACAAGCAGTTACTTTATACAAAAGACTGATATGAAGACCAAACTAAGTAGATCTATATTAGCTGACTATTGTCAGATGATTATAGACAATCCAGAAATATTAAAAAACATCTAGAAATATGGGAAAATATGAAAAAGCTATAAACAAAACTATGATAGCTATATTATTCAGTATTTTAAACTGGTTAATAATTGACAGATTTATTATAGAGATACCGTTTTATAAGTATTTTATTATAGAAATACTTTTGATTGTTACAATGAAATTATGTATATTTACAACCCAAAAACTCAAACTACAATGACAAAAGAACAAGAAGAAAAACTAGAAGAAGTCTATAATTCACTACCAGATGCCCCTGGTGCTATACAGCCTACGTTTAAATGTATAAACAAAGAAGTTTTATTTTCTATTGTTGGACATATGGTAGCTACCATGCTTTATGAAGCTAAGTTAGAATCTTTAAATGAGTTCAAAACTATTGTACACGAAACATTTAATTAATTCTACTTATGGATAAGCCAAAAAAGAAGTATGGGCGTAAAAGCTACGTTAACGTACTAGAAAAAGGTCTCAAGTATATAAATAAAAGAAGAAACGGTGAGATAAAGTCCTTGCTAACACCATGGCCAAGCTTAAATGAAGCTGGTGTTAATGGTTTAGAATGGGGATCTATGCTCACTATTGGTGCTAGACCTGGTGCTGGTAAAACTATGATCGTTTCTCAAATGCTTAGAGAAGCTAGGAGGCTTAATCCTGATCAAAAATTTAACATTTTAGAGTTTCAGTTCGAAATGGGCGATGAGCAGTATGCTGCAAGACAGTTTGCTGGTGAAATGGCCCAAGATTATGGAGTGATACTAAGTACCAAAAGACAACTTGATACATTTACACTAGATAATATTAATAAGTATGTAGAACACTGTAAAGAAATGGAGTCTTACGGTTTGATAAGAGAAGTGATATCAGAATCACTAACTCATACAGACATGGAAGAAGCCATACAAGAAGCATATTTAGAAGGTGGTAGTAAACCTATGATTGTAACTATAGATCACAGTTGGTTGATTAAGAAGCGTTTAGATGAGAGAGAGAAAATAGCAACGCTGTATAACACTACAGAAATGCTTATGAAACTCAAGAATAAAATTCCTGTCATCGTTATCATGATAACTCAGCTTAACAGATCTATAGATGAAGCTACTAGAAAAACACCCGGAACTGTTGGAAACTATCCTACATCCGGTGATATCTTTGGCGGTGATGCTCTTATGCAAGGATCAGACTTGGTTATTGCACTAAGTAGACCTTCTAAAGCAGACATCAAAGTGTACGGGCCCTATGCTTATCAAGTGGAAGATGAGGATGTATTTATGCACCTACTAAAAATTAGAAACGGTGATGACAATAAAAACCTTATATTCTTAAAGATGGATGGTCAACGTCAACAGATGGTGGAAGCACCAGAGTTTAAAGCTTTAAGACCTGAAGGATCTGCCTCAGCATACCAAAGATATAGTGAAAGAAGTGGTGGTGGAGGTAGAAGAAATGTAACAGCAGAAGTTGGACAAGAACTTTAATATTTTACAAAACACAAAAAAATGCAAAATGACACAAGAAGAAATCAAAGAGCTTAAAAAGGTTAAGCTTGAAAACATCAGAGATTATCATCAAAAACTTATAGATAATCTAGAGATTCCTAGATCAGATTTCAATATGAAAATGGCTTTTTATGATAAACAAGGCCGTAACGTAGTTGGAATCTTTGCTTCAGAATTCAAGAAAGAGAAAGGTTTTTACTTTGAATTAATTACTAGAGACTTAGAACCTTTAGACGCAGAGCGTACAGTTTATAAAATCCCATCTAATTCAGCTTTTGAAGAAGAGTTTGAATTAAATGAAAAAGGTTCATATCTTGTACCCCTGGAAGAGCTAAGAATAGTTAATACTACTTCAGTAGCAATTAGCGGTGCTTCAGCTATATCAGATAAACCCTCATTTAAACCCCCAATAGCAGCTTATAAAGCTCCTGGTGCAATGGAAGATGCTCCTTATACAGAAATGACTATAAGAGACTATTACGCCATTCAAACAGGTAAGCCTGTAAGTTCTAAGACGTGGTTAAATGATTTGATAAAGAGTAACAAATAACAAAAAGCATATGGCACAAGGAATCCTTATTATTGCAGAGAGTGGCTCAGGTAAATCTACAGCTATAGAACAGCTTGACCCAAAAGAAACGTTTATTATTAACGTTGCAAACAAACCGCTACCTTTTAAAGGGTGGAAAGGTAAATACATAACTTGGAGTAAAGACAACCCTACAGGTAATCTTTATGCCGGTTCAGCTCCAACTCAGATTGAAGCATGCTTAAAATACATCAGTGAGAAACGTCCAGAAATCAAAACTATTGTGGTGGATGACTTTCAGTATATGAGCAGCTTTGAGTTCTTTGATAGGAGTGATGAGAAAGGTTATGAAAAATTCACTCAGATTGGTGCAAACTTAGCTCGTATAGCAAGAATGCCTAAAGACTTGAGAGAAGATTTAACTATCTTCATTATGACTCACGCTGAAGAATCTACAGATCTAGAAGGCAAACGTAAGTTTAAGGCAAAGACCATTGGTAAAATGGTTGATGAAAAGCTTAGCTTAGAAGGCTTATTTAGCATTGTACTCTTTGGTAAAGTAAAGAAAGATAAAGACGGGAATATCCGTTATGTGTTTGAAACACAAAACAATGGTGAGAATACATGTAAAAGCCCTAGAGGTATGTTTCCTACCGTTGAAATAGCTAATGATCTAGACTTTGTAAAGAAGTCTATAACAGAATACGAAAATTAATTTCTCAATTTTAACAATTAAACTCAAACAGCATGTTTAGTACAACAGGACAAGAAGTAAAACAAGGTGGCGGTACTTTAAAGTCATTACAGCCAGGAGTTGCTTATGCACACATCCACAGTTCACAAGTTAGAACATCTAACAAAGGAGACAAAAAGGTTTTAGAATTAACATTAGTAGGTGAAGCAGCAGACGGCTTTGAAGGCTGGGCTATTGACAAAGACAATCCAGAAGGTGCAAAGTATGAAGGACCATCTTCACGTGTATCAGCTACTATTTGGACAGACCAATTTAACTCTGATGATATCAATAAGAATGACATCCTAAACAAGATTGTTGTTATAGCAACTGAACTAGGTGTTAGAACTGAGATTGATGCCATCTCTGCTAAATCAAGTGTTACATCTATTGAGCAGTGGGTAGCAGAAGCTACAAACGTATTAAAAGGACACAATATTTATTGGTTCTTAAAAGGTACAGAAGAAGAATACAATGGTAAGACTATTACAAAATTGTCTTTACCTAAGTATAAGTTCGTATCTAAAGAAGAATCTAAATTGGATAAGTTTGATAAGAACAATCAGTATCACTTCAAAGGTTTAGTTAACAAACCAGTTAACAGCTTTGAACCAACTACTGATGATTTTCAGATGTAGTAAATAATAACGAGGGAGGTTTCTACCTCCCTCTATTTTTTCTTAACTACATTAATAAATCACATGTTCAAGACTAAAAATTTAGTACATGATATCAAGGATGTCCCTGTACCCTGGATTTTTGAACACTTTTGCAAACTAAAAGAAAAGCTAAGTGGCCAAGACATAAAGATCAAAAGTATATTTAATGATAAAGAACGTACACCTAGTATGTGTATTTATCTAGATAATAAACAAGTATACAAGTTTAAAGATTTCTCAACAGGTAAAGGCGGATCTGCTATAGATCTAGTAAAAGAAATAACATCTCTTTCTTACCATAAAGTGTGTCAACTTATTGTAGAAAACTACAATGATTTTGTACTACATAATAACGGTGGTTATGATCTAAAAGAATTTAAACAGTCTTCTAGATATAAAGTGTCTAAATATATCTTTAGATCATGGTCAACACAAGATCAGTATTTCTGGACCCAGTTTAACATAGGAACCAAGCTACTCACCGAGCATAACGTAAGACCATTAGATTCTTATTGTATGATTAAGGATGATAAAGAACTATGCATTAGAGGTAACTATCTCTACGGCTACTTCAAAGCTGACGGTACGCTATATAAAATCTACCAACCTAAAACTTTAGATAAAAAGTTTATAAAAGTGGGAGACTATGTTCAGGGATCAGAACAACTCAAGAACAATAAATACTTAGTAATCACTTCATCTTTAAAGGATGTTATGGCTCTGAAGAGTCTTAAGATCTCTATAGATATTGTAGCTCCTGATTCTGAAAACTCTATGATTCGTAAAGAACTCATGGAACAGTATATTAAGAACTATAAAAAAGTGGTTATAATATTTGACTTTGATGAGCCCGGCATCAAAGCAATGGAAAAGTATAAAGAACTATACCCGGAAATAGAATACACAGCTTTACCTATGAGTAAAGACCCTGCGGATTCTATTAAAGACTATGGTGCCAAAGAAGTATATTACAGATTGGTACTACTACTCAATAAAAAACTAGAAGATAGCTAAAATACTTAGTATATCTTTGACGTATAATAAATTATATGGCTAAACAAAGCAAACCAAGATCCGCCAAAACACGCAATGCTGGTACTATGACAGAATCAGCATTCTGGAGTTTTATAAGGAGCGGATTAAGACAAAAGTCTAGATGGTGGAAACCTATTACTGAATGTAAAATGAAAGCTCGTAGAGCCTATAAAGGTCCTAACAAACGGCAGAAGTTTGAATATGAATGTAATGTTTGTCACAAATGGTTTCCTGAAAAGAAAATCAACGTTGACCATATAGTAGGAGCAGGTAGTTTAAACTGTAGTAATGACTTACCAGGATTTGTAGATAGATTGTTCTGTGAACTAGATAATCTACAAGTTTTATGTGAGACTTGTCATAATGATAAAACACAATTAGAAAAACAAAAGTAATATGGAAGATCCACTTATTGAAGCTGTAATTGCTCAAATGAAAAAAGACTTTGAAATGGGAGATGAATCAGCTATTTATGAACTATTAGAATTTTGTCCAAAGAAAAACCTATTAGCTTATTTACCTGAAGAAATTTCAGAAACAATAGAAAATTAAAAAAAAAGTATGAATGATATACATAAAGATACATTTATAGCTGAAGATTGTAGAGCTGAATTAGCTCAAGTTACATCTAAGCTTAATAACTGTAACGAATTAATAAAAGAATTAGTAGCTCTCCTTGAATATGAGGAAGCACTAACTGTAGATACTAGATCACAGCAACGTATGAGTGCTAAACTAATAGAACTAGGATTATGGCCAAGCAGATAACTACAGAAGAAATAATAGCCAAGTATCCAAAGATATTTGAAGACTACCAAGGTAACCCCGGTAAAGTAAACTGGTATGGCGTACCTACTGGCTGGTTACCAATTATAGATAAACTATGTGATTGTATGCAATGGTATATAGATCATCATGTTTCTTATACAAAAGAAGGGCAGTATAAACCAGCTCAAGTAACCTGTACACAAATGAAAGAAAAGTTTGGAGGCTTACGCTTCTATACAAATGGACATGATGAAATTATAGAGGGTATGATTAAGATGGCAGAATACTGGTGTGATCATACATGTCAGGACTGTAGTTCTGAAGAAGACCTTGGTATTACATCAGGTTGGGTTAGTGTATTATGTAGAAGCTGTGCAATAGCTAATGGTGATAGAGCCATGGCTAATTGGAAATCTAAAACTTAAAGTTATGAACGGATTAGAGCAGATTGTATATAGTACCGCCACATGTAAAAAGTGTGGTGATGTATTAGTATCAATACACAGGCATGATTATGTTACATGTGGCTGTGATAACCAAACTATGTTAGATGGAGGTACAGCTTACCAACGTTATGGTGGTGTTGATCTTGATCTAGTAGACAGATCTGGTACTGTTTATCTAACAGACGGTTTTGAAAAATGTAGAACAGCTCCAATATGGGGATCATACGGTATAAACGGTGATGAACCACGTAAATGGATGTCTGTATCAGAAATGAATGATGAGCATTTAGAAGCTGTCATTACAAAATTTGGAGATAGGATAGAAAAGTGGATGCTCACACTTATGTTACAAGAAGTAGAAAAAAGAGCTGAAGAATTAAATAACTCAATAAACTAAAAACATGGAACTAGAAAATATAATGGAAGAGTCAGTAAAAGTTATGGAAAATGATTTTTACAGTAAGAAGTTTTACTTCTCATACAGTAGTTTAAATAAACTATTATGGAACCCTGTAGTATTTCACAGTATGTATATACTTGGAATTAAAGAAGAAAGAGTAGACCAGCATCTGGTTCAAGGTAAGATTATACATGCACTTCTTTTAGAAGCAGAAAAGTTTAATGACCAGTTTATTGTTAGCCCAGGTAAATTACCGGGGGATGGCGTAAGAGCAGTAGTAGATAGAGTTTTTAACCACTTTAAAGAACTTTCTTTAAGCGGTGATACAAGAACTAATCTAGAACATTTTGATGGAGCTATACTTGATGTTATGAAAGATATGAATTACTTTCAAGCATTAAAGACAGACCAGCAACGTCTAGATAAAATTATATCTCCAGAAACTATAAACTATTGGGATTTCCTAAAAACTAAAGGTAATAAGACACTTATAGATCAAGAAACATTTGATTTCTGTAAGTCAGCGGTAGAGCTTGTTAAAGCTGATCAAAGTGTATGTAAACTTATAGGGTGTAATACAACTCAGTTTGACAATATAGAAGTTCATAATGAAATTCTTCTACAAGCTGAATCTACAACTAAACCTTTTGGTATTAAAGGAATAATTGATAACTTAGTAATCAATCATGATGAGAAAGTTATTTATATCAATGATGTTAAGACCACAAGCAAAGAGCTTAAAGACTTTCCTGAAACAATTGAGTTCTATTCTTACTGGTTACAAGCTGTAATGTATTGCAGTTTAGTAGCTAATACTTATAAGGAACTAATTGAAATAAATGGTTATGAGTTAAAGTTTAACTTTGTAGTTATAGATAAAATGTTCCAGACATATGCATTTGCTGTCTCAGAACCAACTTTAAAAGTTTGGCTAAATAGACTAAATGATACTATGGATAAAGCAGAGTGGCACTATGTGAATAAAAGATATGATCTTCCGTACGATTTTGCTACAGGATCAGTAACTTTGTAAACAAATAGTAGAAATGATAGAGAGCTTATATACTAAATACTTCCAAAAGTCTAGATCCTTTTTATTCCCTGCATTGGGAATAAAGAGGACTAGTAACTTTACACCTACAGGTGTTTACTTATCAATAGATGAGTGCATTGCACCTGAAGATGTGAAACTAATATGTAGTTACAAAAATGAAGATTCTGAAGGCTTTAAAAAGTTTGAAGCTCAGATGTTATTAAGTAACCCCTTATTTAGTCATATTATCAATATAGAAGGGTATAATCTATATGTGTTTGATTTTGAAATATATCAAGCAGATTGGTTTAACTTTCTATTAGGTAAGTATTCTAAGCTCTCACCTGTACTTAAAAGGGCCATAAAAACATACTACGGAGACAACTCCAGTGAGTATAAGTACATAGAAACATACTTATTTCCAGAAAAGTATTTTGACGTCTACGCTAAAATACTAGATGTATCAGCAACTACCCTTAAAGAATTAGGTGAACTTTGTGATCCTTGTGACTTAGAAAAAGAAACTTTAAAAATTCCAGTAGTAGATTTGGATATGTTAAAGAAAACAGTGTAATTTTGTACTATAAAAAACAAACAATGAATAAATCAATGATTCTTATCACTGGAACATGGGCAAATGGTAAAACATTTAAGATGATTCCAGCTACACCAGACAGTCCTTACAACGAGGCCATTTTTGATCCTGAAGCTAAAGTGTTAGCTCTTATTGGTAAAGAGAAAAAACAGTCTTTACACATGTTAGCTAAGCTTAATGACTTTGGAGATCCACAAACAATGAAGATTGGTAAAAGATCTAATGGTAAAGACTACGCAGAAGAGCGTAAGACTATTGAGACTTACTATGAATACTACGTAGAGTCACCAGACGAGATTAAAAATATTATAAATATGCTAGCTTTAAACGCTGATAGTTTTGATTACAATCAATATCTAGAAGTTAAACCTAAAGCAGCAGAAAAACCAAGTAGTATTATTTCTGTTTAATTTGTTTTTTTTAGAGTTTAAGACGACCATTAAGAGGCAGTTATTCCATCTGCCTTTTTTTGGCTTCTTATTTTAGGGGGGACAGCTTAACTGAACAAGAACTATATGAGCGAAAAACAAATGACCCATTGGGTTATGGACTATGAAACACTTACTAATTGTTTCATAGCAGTATTCCAACACTATAAGGATGACTCTGTCAAACATCTATTTGTTATACACAAAGACAGAAATGATCTCCCTAAGTTTATAGCATTTTTAAACACATGTGTAGCTCAGAAGCAGTATCATATATCTTATAACGGTATAGCTTTTGATGCTCAGATTAGCCAAACTATATTAGATAACCAGAAAAGGCTGCTACAGCTTAGCACTGATGCTGTTATCAAATATATCTATGACTATGCACAGAAGATTATAACCACCTCAGATAGAGGAGAATTTCCAGACTACCCTTTATACAAACTTAAGATCCGGCAAATAGATCTATTTAAGATGAATCACTGGGACAATCGTGCCAAGATGAGCTCTCTTAAGTGGATACAGTATAGCATGGATTGGGAGAATGTAGAAGAAATGCCTCACCTGCATCATGAGCCTGTAGAAACTGCAGAAGAATTAGAGATGATTATACAATATTGTCATAATGATGTTCTTAGTACAAGAGAAATACTTGAGCATTCTAAAGAACAGATACAGTTACGACAAACTCTTACTAAAGAATATAATATTGATTTGTATTCTGCATCAGAGCCCCGTATATCTAAAGAATTATTCATTCACTTCTTACATCAGAAGCTTGGGATATCTAAGTCTGAGCTTAAGCAGCTACGCTCTCCAAGAGATTATATAATCTTAGCAGAGTGTGTACTTCCTTATATCAAGTTTCAAACGCCAGAGTTCCAAAAAGTATTAGACTACATCCGTACTAAAGTGATTACATCTACTAAAGATGGATTTAAGTTTAGTATGAACTATAAAGGTGTTAAAACCGACTATGGCTTAGGTGGTTTACATGGGGCCAAAGATCCTGGTGTATATGAAGCTAAACCAGGATGGACTATTATGACATCAGATGTTACTAGTTACTATCCTAATCTAGCTATCAAGAATAAGTTTCACCCTGAGCACCTACCACAGAAAGAGTTTGGTGACTTGTATGAGTGGTTCTTTGAAGAGCGTAAGAAGATCCCTAAGACTGATCCTAAAAACTATGTATATAAGATTATTCTTAACAGTACATATGGTTTAACAGGTGACCAGAATAGCTTCCTATACGATCCTAAGATGACTATGCAGATTACTATCAACGGTCAGCTCAGCTTAAGTATGCTTTATGAGATGATCTGTGAGCAGATACCTGAAGCTGTACCTCTTATGCAAAACACTGATGGGCTTGAGACACTAATACCTAACGATAAAGTGGATAAATACCACGAAATATGTCGTAAATGGGAGATTATGACTCAGCTAAATCTAGAGCATGATGAATACAGTAAGCTTATTATAGCAGACGTTAATAATTACATGGCTGTATATAAAAACGGTAAGACTAAATGTAAAGGTAAGTTTGAGTGGGAAGAATTAGAAAAGAAAAAAGTATCTATTCTCCATAAAAACAAAAGCTTTCTAGTAGTACCTAAAGCTGTATATGCATACTTTACCAAAGGTGTAATGCCTGAAGACTTTCTAGCACAAGATAATAATATTTTTAACTACTGTGCTGGAGTAAAAGCTAAAGGTGGATGGGTATTTGAAGAGCGTAGCGTAAAAGATAGCACTCTTCATGTAAACAAACTACAGAAAATTATAAGATACTTTATTTCTAACAAGGGATCTAAACTTGTTAAATGTAACAAGGACGGTAGAGAAATACAGACTGAAGCAGGACAATGGCTGCAGACTGTAATCAATAAGATAGATCCAAATAAACCATTTACAGAGTATGATATAAACAAGTCATACTACTTAGATGAGATCTATAAACAAATACAACAAATAGAAAAGGTCTCACAGAGATCATCAACACAACTTTCACTCTTTTAAACCCCACAATAATGCCAATTAAAACAACGTTCGTAACAGAACAACACATCAGAAATACAGCTCTTCCTACACATGGTAAGACGTATACAGTAATTCCTCACGGATATGTAATTGATCAAGCTAAGCAAGAACTAGCTTCTGCAGGTTTAGAAATTACAAAATCACTATATAAATGTAGTCTAGATGGACAGATAGCACAAGGTATCTATCATCTAAATTCAGCTGCAGATAAAGATATGGGTATGATGTTTGCCTGGAGCAACTCATACAATAAAATGATGAAGTTTAAGTGTGCTATTGGAGCACAAGTATTCATATGCATGAACGGTGTAGTATCTGGAGATCTAGGTAATTACAAACGTAAGCATACCGGTACAGCTTTAGCAGACGTAACATCATCTATACAGTTTCAGATAGCTAATGCTACACACTACTACAATAATCTTATTGCAGATAAAGAAATGCTTAAACAAGTTATTCTTTCTAAAAGAGACCAGAGTAGTATAATTGGTCAGCTCTACGCTGATAAAGAGATACTTACATTAACTCAGTTAGCACAAGTTAAAAGAGAAATGGGTACCCCTTCTCACGTTTATAACGCAGATGTTAATTCAGCGTGGAGCTTATATAATCATATAACTCTAGCTCTAAAAGAATCTCATCCATTAACGTTCTTAAACGATCATCAAGAAGTACACACTTTCTTTGTTAATGAATTTGGACAACTACAGTCATATGCTATGCCTGATATAGATCCAGATGATACTGATGAATCAGAAGAAGAATCTGATTTTGAATTAGTAGATCAAACAGAAGACAGCTTTGGTGTAACTTTTATGTAATTTATAAACAAGCAGGAGGAAGTAAAACCTCCTGCTTTTATTACTTAAACTAAAAAAAAAAATGAAATGAATTACTATCATTTAAACGAAGATAAAACAGTTACTAGACTACCTGAAGGGGAATATCCTAAACTAGGTGAATTTAATGAATCAGCTAAACATGTAGGTAACACCTTTATAGGTGAACAAAGAATATCTACAGTGTTTTTACATTTTGATCACGGCCTAAACTTTGGCAGTCCCTTGGAATCTTTTACTCCTGTACTATTTGAGTCTATGATTTTTGGTGGAGAACATAATGAATATCAGCGTAGATACTGCACTTATGACGAAGCTTTAGAAGGACATAATAACTTAGTTAAAGCTTTAGAAGAGGAAAGACATCCTGACTTTTACTTTAACGATTAAAACCCAAGAACATGATTATAGGAATCAACGGATATGCCGGCAGTGGGAAAGACACTGTCGGTACTATAATTCAGTATTTACAAGCTGATACTAATATTCCTCTAAAAGGAGTATTAAATAAAACACCACATCATATATGGTGGTTAGAAGAAAGATCTGGTTGGGAAATTAAGAAGTGGGCAGGTAAACTTAAAGACATAGCTTCTTTACTTACAGGTATTCCTGTAGAAAGTTTTGAAGACCAAGAGTTTAAAACAACTCTTCTAGGCCCTGAATGGGGTACAGTTACATCTAATCCTTTAAATTCTATACCAGTATTTGCAGACATAGAGTTTAATAATTTAATATCTGTAAGAGAATTCTTACAAAGATTAGGCACTGATGCAATTAGAGATGGACTACATACTAATGCATGGGTAAATGCACTTATGGCCGGATATACTCCTACACAAGTACAATGGGCTGATGGTCCAATAGGTGGTTATAAAGATGGCCCTATGCCTAACTGGATTATTACAGATACACGTTTTCCTAATGAAGCTCAAGCTATCAAAGATAAAGGTGGATTAGTAATCCGTGTAGATAGACCAGGTGTTAAACCTGTCAATGATCATCCTAGTGAAACAGGACTAGATGATTGGAAGTTTGATTATAAAATAGCTAATGTATCTGATCTTAAAGCTCTTAGTCTAACAGTAAAGATGATTTTAGAAAAAGAAAATATATTATGAGAATACTACACATCAGTGATACCCACGGGTTTCACAGTAGATTTCCAGATGAAAAGTTCAAAGATATTGATGTAGTGATCCATAGCGGTGACTGTAGTAACTACAAAGATACTTATAGAAACGCTATAGAAGTAGCTGACTTTATAGAATGGTATAAGAATGTACCCGTAAAATATAAAATATATGTAGCAGGTAATCATGATACATCTATAGAAAGAAAAAGAATTACCAAACAAGACTTTGAAGTCAACGGTATCATCTACTTGGAAGATAGCTTTGTAAATATAAACGGAGTTAAGTTCTATGGTACACCTATAACACCTACGTTTGGTGAATGGGCATTCATGAAAGCTAGAGATAAGACCCATCGTGTATGGGAAGCTATACCAGAAGACACTGGAGTCTTAATAGTTCATGGTCCCCCTAAAGGTATACGAGATCTATCTTTTGATAGAGATGGTAAGCTAGAATTCTGTGGAGATTACTCACTTCTAAAGAGATGTATATCTCTCCAAAACACACTAAAATTTGTATGTTTTGGACACATTCACAACATGGATGGAGTTTATAACCAAGGAATATCTACTTTCTCAATGACACCAACTGTCTTTTCTAACGCAGCTTGTGTAGACGATGGTAGATTTGACAGAGGATTAACTTCTTTTGGAAATATTCTAGAACTTTAATAACTTTATTATGAAACTAATTGTAAAAGAAGGGAGCTATGAAGCAGACACTTTATGGCAACTTATTATACAAGTGCTAAAACATAGATTCTGGCACTTGAAAACTCACGGTAAATGGATGGATTAACTATTAATTTATTTAACTATGAAAGAACATTGTGTATCATGCGGTGTTGAAACCGCATATGACATATCCACTCATATAGATATGAGAAACGGATATATAGAGGGATTAGGGCAACTATGTGTTAAATGTTATAACAGCACTAAAGAACGAAATCACATTATTGTACCTGAATCTATTATTGTTATGACCCCCAATAACAGTGAATTAGGAAGTAAAGTTAGAGAACTATACTATGAAACAAAAGACTAGTTTAGCAGAAGACCTTATAAACCAAATGTTCATCATAGCCGGCCATAAGGTTAGCTATGATGATATTGTTGGTAGAAAAGATGACTGGTATTGTCAATGGACAATGACAGATGACCAACGTAAAGAATGGATAGACTGGGGCGTAGCGTACATCCGTAAGAAAAAACGTTGGAGTAAAAAGTTAGCCGAAAGAGAAATGGCTTTCTTAGATTTATATTGTGGACTTAAAAATGTTTAAAATGAAAAAATATATAACAGCAGCATTAAGCTTTGGAACAATTGCTTTATTATTCTATACTATGTT